CCTCGGCCCACTTCTTCATGGACTTGAGGTCGAACGATATAAGCCCGACCTTCTGCGCTATCTTACCTGCCACCCATGCCGTGACGATGGTGTCGCGGTAGAACCGCTCTTTGTTGTCTTCGTTGGACTGTGGGTTGAACTTGGCCCGTGCTGCTGTGATCTGCCTACGCACCCAGTCGGTGTTGGCGATGATGAAACGAATGTAGGGCAGGCAAGCCTCGCCGTAGACGTTATCCATGTGGTGTTCGATGAACTGCTGCGTGATGTCGGGAAAGGTCTTGGTGGTGTAGTCCGACGGAAGCTGAACCTCAAAGAAGCGCAGCTGCGTGGCCTCAACACGATAACCCACTGGCAGTTTCGATATACTTTCTAGGATGCTGTCGTTGCTGGTGATGAATGAGCTTTTGAACCACTCGCCGCCGACCGTAGTAAACTTGCCGTTGGTACCGAGCCGTTCCTTGTCCCTGCCGTTGGCCAGAGCATAGCCGGTTCGCGTCAACTCTTCGGCTGATCGACCTGAGAACTCGTCGAGCAATATAGGTATGGACCCCATAATGGCTACGCGCTTGATAGCCGCGTTGAGCGTCGAGCCTTGGTCGCCAGTCTGACGTTCCATAAACTTAGGATTGCCGTAGAACCCAAGCGCCACCTTACATGCGGTGGACTTACCTGTGCCACCGTGACCTGTGAACGCAAGCGGCAGGCCGTGGAAGTTGGACGAACCCATCAACTCGACAAGAACGGAACCCATAGAATGACACAGTGCAAACTGTAGTGGTTCTGCGCCTCGACGGTTGTACAGCTTGCCGATGTTGTCCACCCATTCGTCGAGTGTACCGGAGCGTCCGAAGTCGGTGCGTATGTCGTCGGGTACGCTGTCCTCGCACAGCACCGCAGTCTCACCCTTTTCGGTAATCATTTTGGTGCCTATGACGAAGCCTGTGCGGTCGGGCAACCAACCAAACTGCTTGTACGTCTTGGTCTCAATGCGCCACTTCTGTAGCTCTTCGATAATGGTAACTGTAAACTCTGCCATATCGGCCCTCGCGTTTCTAATGGGGTGAAGAAAGACTTCGTGGCTAGCCAGTGTTTTAGCCATCAAGTCGGTGGATGCTAGTTCGTGCATGGGCATGAAAAACTCACGCCAGCTGCCGTTCTTCTCAAGCGCCTTCCAGTGCACTACCCACGTACCTTCGCTGTCTCGGATGCGGTTAATTGGGTAGATGCAGGTACGGCAGAAAGGTCGCCATGTAGTAAGGCCGTCGGTGTCGGTATGTGACCGGCTCAACGAACCGCCGTTCCAACGAAAGCCCGTAGGCCAGTGGGGGATTGGTTTGCCATCAACGATAGGGACATTAGAACCCGCCGCTACAGCGGTCACTTCGTCGTCGTCGACGGCGGGAGCAATACCAGGAGGCGCGAAACCCTTTTCCCGCGCACCGTCAATCATTACCTGAACTTCGTGCTGCGTCTGCTGGTCGGTGTAGCCTTCTAGTGTGTACTGCGCGGCTAGTGCTTGGATTTCTGCGTCGTTGTTGCCCTTGGATACCCAACTGCCTATCAGCCTAAGCATGTTGTCGTGCCAGTCTTCACCGCTCATCGCGGCCTTAGCAACAGCCCCACGATCTAACGCAGGCTTGTAGTCGTCGTTGCCGTCGTCTTGCCCAAAGTACATTTTGGCTGGGTTTGCTTCTATGTAGCTGTCGAGGGCCGTACGAATTTTATCTACCGCGTAAGTCTTGCCCTGCTTGACGAGCTTCACTGGTAACGGCTTGCCATATTTGGGCTTGTAATTGTGTGTGCCGGGCGCACGTAGAACACGTGCGGAATCTGTGTCGCACGCCCTGTCAACTTTTAACTCTAGGTGTTTGGTAACGGTCCGCTTTAGCTCGGACAATTCGTTCCACGTATTCTCGTCGATGTCGTCGTCCAGATGGTAGTACACATGGAAGCCGCCGCCTGAGTCAACGATTGTGGGGGAAAGCTGTAGAGCCTTTGACAACTTAATAATGTCGCGTAGGGCTTCGGGCTTGTCTTGGTAGTGACCGTCGGTTCCCGGCTTAACGTCGTAGTCGTCGAATATAGCGCGGCAGGCCGCTACGTTACCCTGCTTGCGGGACGTAGATTTAAAACGGTTGACGGACATGTACACATTTGTCTTGCCGGTCTTGTCGGCTTCGAGCATGGCATCGGCTGCGTCGTCGATGGTGAGGTGTTCTACTTGTTTCCAGCCCCCGCTGATAGGTTCAAGGCCAAGGACAATAACCCCCTTGTGTGGCAGCAGCCACTTGAGGAACTCTCGTGTCTCCATAATCCACTCACTTTATATGTTTAGGTGTTAACAGGTGGGCGGCGGAACAGTTCTACAAAACCCCGCCGCCCGTTCGACTTACTGATCGGAGAACATCAGTCGTCGAAATCGAGGTTGGCTAACGCCGCGTCGATGTCATTGAAGTCATCCACAGTAGCTGTTTCAGCCTTAGCTTCCCCACCAGCCGGTCCCGTCTTAGGGGCTGGAGCCGTTACCGGCGCAGGGTCACTTTCGGTAGTGTCACCGAAGCTGCTAGTGAAATCGTCGCCGTTCGCTTTGGCGTCGAAGCCGTCCTCGATTTTGGCAAACGGTGATGACGCGGATTCTTGCATCTCCACCAGCTTGACCACTTGCACCGCTTTGAGCCGAAGTGACACGCCGTTCTCACGCATGGAGTACGGTACGAGAGCGACCTCAGAGTTTACGGTGCTGCCCGTAGTAAGACGGAAGTCTTTGGGCAGTGGGTTGTTACGAGCGTCGAACTGACGTGGGGGCTTAGTAACCTCGCCGTTGTACATGCCCTTGAGCACAGCCTTAGCGACGAACAGGCCAGCTTCGTCTTTCGTGAAGACGTCCTTTGCCGCTGGCATTTCAGGCCAGTTGGCAGCTTTCCTATCGCCGTAGGCCGCTGTCATAGCTGCGTAAAGCTGCGCTGCTTTTTCTTTGCTCATACGAAACGACATTTCGTACTTAGCGTTGTCGTCCTGCGGCTCACAGGGAACCGAGCGACCCTTGTCGCCAGCGGTGTTGTCGAAACGATAGCAACCGTTCAAACGTGGGTGCAAGGCTTCTACGTCTTGCAGGATAAAAGTGGGATTGGCTCCAGCCATTTTAATCTCCTAAGATTGTTATTGTGTGTAACCGTCCACTGCCGCAAACGGAGATACCGCTTGCATGGACGCTTGGGTTAAGGTGTCTAGTTCGTCACCGCTCAAGAAACGGATGACCCTAAACACTAGCGAGGATCGGCGTTCTTCGTGCACCACGTCGATCTTTGTGACCACACGATTTAACGCTTCACCTCGGCTAGTTACTTGCTTCTCATAGTCGCGGAACGACCGCAGAGAAGCCGCGGAAACACGCAACGACATGGCATCGTCTGGGCTATCGGCTTGACGCAGAGTAAGTTGGTTGAACTCTGCGCAGGCTTTGCCCCGCTTGCCGTTGGGTGTAATTCTTGAACCCCACTGGTTGTTAAAACAAACAGCGCATTTCTTTGCTTGGGGCTTGGTACTTGCAGCAGCAGGGGCCACACCTTCGTCGGAGTGACACACCAGCTTGCCGTCGTTGTTGTAGTAGGTGCGTACGCTGCACATGGTCGACATTATCACTGCCTCCACTGGCAACTCTTCTAGGGTAAGCATTACTTGCGCCTGAAATTCACAACTTGCGCTTCGCTCCAGTTCACACCCGGGGGCAGATCGTCGTGGACGTCACGGTATTGCTGAATTGCGCCTTTGCTTACGCGGCGTTCCAATAGTTCCCACGCGTCCTGTTCTTTGACGTGGTCGAGTACAGCTTCCCAATCTGCTACGGTAGCAGACGAACGTGTTGACCTGTAAGCAGTACCGAACTCGCGGGACGATACATTGTCTATGCCACGCTCGTTGAACCGACGAAGGAACTCAGTCTCAATACGGTTCTGCTTGTCCTTGTCACCAGCGTCGTCTGCGTCGTAGTCTGCCTTACGTTGGGAACGCTTGTCGCGTAGTCCAATAAATATTTTAAGCAGTGATACGTCTTCCAATTCTGCTATTTTTGCCATCGTCGCTCTCCTTTTTGGCGCTTATCCAGTTATCAATTTCTGCTTCGTCCCAGCGTAAAACTTTCTGTGTGAGCCTTATCGGTTGGGGGAAACTGTCTTCCCGTCGTCGTAGATGTTGAAGCGCTGGTTTAGTCATATTCAGCTTCAACAAAACTTCATCGTGTTTAAGCAATGTCATTCGGGGGTGCGCCTTCTATCTGTATACATGTAAACACATTAGAACGCAGGCGAAAGCAGGTCAAGGCACTTCACGCAAGTAATGGTTGCCTGTGTGCTTTTACTTCATCCAGCAATGCCCCTTGCATCTTTTGCTTTTTGCGCAGCCTCGCATAGATACGTGACTCCACGGGTGTACCTTCCAACAATATTATAAAGTTATTCATCTTCTGACCGGGACGGTTGATACGACCGTTGGCCTGTTCGAAGACTTCGTTCGACGTGATGCAGCTGTACCAGACGATCGTGCTGGCGGCGGTCAACGTCAAGCCGTGGGACATAGCAGCGGGTTGTGCTACCAGAACCTTGGGGTCTTTTGTTTTCTGGAACGCTGAGAATATTCTGTCGCGCTCGGACTTGCTTACGCCACCGTGAATAACTTCGACCGAGAAGTCTTTGCTCAACTCAGCAGCCAACATCTTAACACTGGACACGTACGGGACGAACACGATCACCTTGCCCTCGGCGGCTTCTACGATTGCTTTTGTTTCGTCGATGCGCGGCGTGGATGGAATGGTTACTTCGCTACCGTCGTCAGCGTAGACTACACCGCAGGCGATCTGCACTAGCTTGCCCATCTTGACGGCTTCGTTAACCGCAGTGATGTCACCGTTGTCGGCGGCGGTGCGTAGCCTTGTCAGCATTTCTTTGTACGCTTTGCCCTGCTCTTTGGTCAGCGGCACGGCTCTGGTTTCGAACATGATAGGTGGCAGGTCTAGGCACTCGTCGCGGGTAAACCGTACAGCAGGCTGCATGATCTTACGAACCGTGTCGGTGGCGTCGGACTTGGGTAGCCACTTAAACTGTGTGATCTGGCGCATGACAGTGGCTTTGAAGCGTCCGAAATATGGAGGGACTTGTTCGGGTACTAGCAAGCGGCACTGCGCCCAAGCGTCGGTCGGTGCGTTCGGTGTCGGCGTACCTGACATGCCCCAGCAAGCCCGTGGCTTTTTGTGTTTGTTGACGACAGAGTTGATAACTTTCCACTTGGTCGTGCCAGCATTACGGGCGCACTGCGCTATCTCGTCGACGATTACCAAGTCGATGTCGGTGCGGTCTTTGAGGTGCGGTTCGATGATGCCCACGCCATCATGGTTTACAATGTAAACGTCAAAGTCTTCGTTGAGCAAAGCGATACGTCGTTTCTTTGTACCGTGCAGAACACCAAACGTCAGGTGCGGGAAGTGGTTAAACAGCTCGTCGGCCCAGGTGCGTTCGAGGGTCGACAACGGCGAAATTACTAGCACCTTGTTCATCTGACCTATGCTGCGCAGGTAGTCGTACGCCCACAGTGATGCCAGTGATTTACCCGTGCCTAGTTCGCTGAGGTTAAACGCACGCTTGTTCATGGACAGGAACGCAGCAGCTTCTTTCTGCGCGTGAAACGGTTTATACCGCCCGGGCCAGTCGTAGTATGTGCGGATCGGTGCAGGGGCGTTAAAGCCAAGGCTACGCAGTAGTATGGTCTCGTCGGTGCGGTGGGGTACTGCCACCAACGGTGCGCCTTTTACGCTAAACGAACGGGCGCTTGGCATTACGCTCAGTAGTTTGTCAGGGTTGCGCGTCTTGACTATTAGAGCTTTTTTGTCTGCCATTACCAACATGCTGTTCTTCCTCATCTATCTGTCTGATGCGTTCATCGCAGATGTGTTTGATCTTCTCGTAGTCTAGTCGGCGTTCGCCCTTGTCGCGTAAGATGCGCTTAACGATGTCTGCATCCCAAGCATTGAGCTTGTATTCGTACCAAATGTCCCAAGGCTGAATGGTACGTTTGGAGTAGTCGGAGTGTCCGACGTTGTATTCACGCGGGTTCATGTCTTGCCCTTCGTGTACATGCCGGGTTTTTTACCGCGCCAGCCTTTGTTGGTCTTGGCGCTAACGACGCGACGGTTTGACTTTTCGTTGCTACCGCCAGCATCGAGGGGGGTCTTGTGGTCGACGTGTTTGCCGTCGCCCTTCTTTACTTTGCCTGCCGCCATAGCTTGGCGACGTGCTTTGTTTTGTTCGACGCGCTTGTCCATAACGTCTTTACGGGCGTTATATTTCTTTTTCGTCGCCAACTCCTGCTTCGATGATTTTGTCACGTATAGCCTCCTTCACTTGGTCTACGTTGTCTACCACACGTGCTAACCCGTAAGCACGTGAAATGTCGTCTATCTCACGTTGTTGGTTAGCTGTGACGTTCTTTATTTTGCCGGGGGCTTTAGTTTCGAAGGCCATAAACAAACCAAGGTAACACACTAATATATCGGGGCATCCTACACGGCCCATACCGTTAGACACAGGCATGTAATACCATGCACCGATTGATTGTAAGTATTCCTTGACTTGTTTTTTAACTTTGCCCTCAGGTGTCATCGCCATAAAGATCGTCACTTTCGTATCGTTCTACAAAACTTTCTAGTCTATGCAGCAACTCATTTTCTAACTGCGTTAGCTTCTTTTGGGTGAAGCCATGTATAACCAACTCTTCCGGTGTCATGCCCGAAAGTTCTTCTTCTTCTGGTTCGCTCACTATATCTCCAAATCACATCGGCCCCTATAGTCTCCGATTTTCTGCGTCTCATTGACCACAGTATTCACATAGCGAACGCCCAACGGGGCACCAGTTTTTGCAAAGTCCTGACGGCTTAGGCATCCACTTATCTTCGGTGCTAGCGATGGCTAGCCTACTTAGACGTGGCATGAACTCGTTCCAAATTTCAGGTAAGTGTTTACGTGTAAACTTCTCCTTTTCAAACTTCTTCGGCTTTAAAAATATAAAACCAGTAACGACGTTGTTTACCCAAGGGTACTTAGCAAAAGCCAGCGCAGCAAAGAGCTTTAGCTGGTCGGAATCAGGGCGGTGTTTGCCCGTCTTCCAGTCGAGTAAGTATGCAGTTTCTGAGCCAACCACACCTATGTCAATGATTCCCCGTACCCAGACGTCTTTGGCCATCCAAGTAGTAGGGCGAAAG